CACTTGTAGTGTCTTTCAGGTTCTTTTTCAAGGCGTTCTAACATCTCCTCCATGTAAATGAATTTAGGTTCTTTCTCAATGAATTTAAGTAAACTCATTTGAATTCACAACTCATCATGATCTCAGTAAGACATGCAAGCATGTTAACTTCCTGATCAGGAACAATAGAAATATCACGCATATACTTAGCGATGATTAAAACTGCTTCAGGAATAGAAGCAGGTTTTAAAACACCATAGATGCTGTCATAGATTTTACGCATCACCATACTAGGGTCATTGTCCATATGCTGAACAACCCAGTTCTTGACATTAGTAAACTCTTTCTTCTTTAGAGATGCAAGAAGAGTATCCAAATTAACATCAGCAACGTCCACAAGGATAGCAGAAGTAATAGCACCAGTAGCTGAATACCGCTGGCACTCGTTAATAAGCCTACGCCAATCAGGATAATAGCGACGGACAAGCTTAGCAATAACCTTGTCCTCATACTCAACTTGTTCATGAGTCAGAATGGTTTTCAGTCTAGTAAAAAACTGACCCTGTAAATTAGTTGCTTGCTCAGGTTTGATCCTGAAGTCAACAACCGTGCAGCGTGAGTGCAGCGGTTCGATGATCTTGTTAATAAAGTTGCAGGTAAAAATGAAGCGGCAGTTACCATGGAACTCCTCTACAGCGGTCCTGAGAGACAGCTGTACGTCGTTAGTAGTGTTGTCTGCCTCGTCAATGATAACGACCTTGTGGGACGCTCCAGAGGTCAGAGAGATAGTGGTGGCAAACTGCCTAACACGGTTCCTCACAGTGTCTAGGAAACGTCCTTCATCAGATCCGTTGATCACGATGTAAGAGGCACCAATCTCCTCACACAGTGCCTTAGCAATGGTAGTCTTTCCTACGCCTGCAGTGCCACTCAGCAGCAGGTTGGGCAGTTCTCCCTGGTTAACAAATCCCCGAAAGACATTTTTAATACTGTCAGGAAGGATACAATCTTCAACAATGCTGGGGCGGTATTTCTCCACCCACAAAAACTCTTTGCTCATTCAAGTGGTCTGGTAAATGATTTAGATATGATGTCCTTGGCATTGAACATCATTTGCATATATTCTACACCCTTCTTGGGTTTAGTATGCTCACCGCATGTGAAGATATCACACACCGCCATGCCTTTTTCTGGCCAGGTATGGATGCTGATATGAGACTCAGCAAGCATGGCAACACAAGTTACACCTTGAGGATCAAACTTGTGTGAATGAAGTGCAAGTAATGTAGACTTGCACCTCTTCGATGCAGTATAAACTACATCCCTAATAAACTCTTCATCATTTAGAAGATCATTAGTACAACCCTTTAAAGTAAAGAGAATGTGTTTCAAGGTTCCAAGGCGATGTAGTAAGTAAGATCAACATTAGTGTTATTCCATTCCGAAATGAGGTGCTTAGAAACCTTGACAGAATAGTCACCAGGGAGCAGACGGATGTTTTCAATCTTGACATCAAGAGAAAAGGTGCCAGTAGCACAACCTGCCACGGAGAGATCGTAAGTATTGCTGGTATCATTTTCCTTGTCCCTAAGGATAAGTTTGATAGTATCTAATCCTTCTTCGGATTGAAAAGTGAGATCAGGCAGACTGTAAACAGAAGATGCTTTCTGCAAAGCGATGAGATCATCACCAGTCAAATTGAACTGGAGATCTGCACCAGGGAAGTTTACATTTTTTTCTGGAGCACTCTTGAGCGTAATTTCAGGATCCGAGAAATAGTATTTTGCAGAAGTACGCCCCCCACGAATGCTAACATAATCGTTAGAAATGAACTCGAGCTGAGGATCGTTAAACAGGCTGATACCGCTAAGAAACTGACTGAGATCATAAATTGCAAAGTCAGAAGGAAATACTTCTTCGCCAGTAAACTTTGCGAGTATGTTTTCCGCATTGCTGATAGTTCGTACAGTGCTTCCCTTTCTGAATACGATGGAAGAATTGATGCTGGAGAAGTTCTTAAGGACATCTAGTGTTTTTTTGGATAAGATAACTTTGCTCATTGATTGTAAGGTTCGATAACAGCGGTCTTGTCAGAGAAGTGAAGAAGGAGGAGAGCGTAGTGTAAGATCTTAATGATGTCACGACGGGCAGTACCCTTCTTGTCATAGCGAGAGGCATACTTTAGGATGTTGCTGCGGCAGAATGCCTCAGCGTCTCCACATGCTTCAATCAAATCTAACGTTTGGATGCTGTCGTTACCAGCAGAATAATGTTGTCCATAAGTTCCAGAAATGTAATCACGTAACTCCTTTAGGAGTTCATCTTCATTATATTTAAATGCCATTCAGCGGTTCCAAATTAGGCGTAGATTATCATGGTAGCATTCTTCGACGTTGCCGTCAAGGTCTTTAACAAACAATTTAAGACCTTCTCCACCCAAGATCTTAACCGTCTTGTGATCCACACCATTATCGATAATGGCAAGACGGTTTACATAACCATGAAATTTTTGAGTATGGATATCAGGCATCTTCGTTCTCCTCCTCAGTGTTAACGTCAGCATCAATTTTATCATACAATTCGATGAACGACTGCTTAGTCTCATCATCGAAACGGTTTACGCAAACTTTAATTGCTTTCATGCGATCACCCCAGATAGCATATGCTCGCATGATGTGGACTAGACGACGGGTGCTGATCACCTCGTCGATACCACCATCCTTAAAAGTGCGACGGATGATGTCTGCCCAATTGGCAAGGTTGTTACAGAACTCTTCGTCATGCTTGCCAACAGAAGCAGCAACACGAACCAAAATCTTAGTCTCGATAGCAGGTGTAGGATACTCTTGCTCGAAAGTCAGGGCGAAACGCTCAAGGAATGCTTCGTTCAAAACGTTGGTGCCAATAAAGCGTCCATCATCAGAACCCTTACCCTTGGTATTGGCAGTAGCGATTACGTTGAAACCAGCAGCAGGAGTGACATAGCGACCAGTCTTCTTCAGAAAGACACCCTTGCCTTCTAGTACAGATTGCAGACACAGGATTTTATTAGATGCCAGGTCAACCTCATCTAGAAGCAGCACAGCTCCACGTTCCAGAGCTTCGATGACTGGACCATTATGCCAAACAGTTTCACCGTTAACCAAACGGAAACCACCAATAAGATCATCCTCGTCAGTTTCAATGGTAATGTTTACACGGATTAGTTCCCTATTTAGTGCAGCACATGCTTGTTCAACGGAGAAAGTCTTACCGTTTCCTGACAGACCAGTGATAAAAGTAGGATAGAAGATACCAGACTGAATAATTTTCTTCACATCAGCAAAGTTCCCGTACGGGACATAATTGTCATCTTTGCTGGGAACAAGGTTCTGATGTTCCTGATCGGTAACAGGAACAGCGGCAGGTGCTTGATACTGTTGCTCAAGTTTCTCGGCAACAGTCAACTGCCAGGTGCCACGCTTGACGTAAAAGTCACGCAGACGCTTGACGGCGGTAGCATAAGTAACTTGGAAGTGATCTGCAGCAGAACGCACAGCATCAGCATTAATATCGTTACCATAGGTCTCAGACAAGTAAGAAGTAAGTTGAGCAGTAGTCAGGTCGGAACGAGCAGGCATTGGTTGGTTGCGTATGAAGTAAGTATAGGGCAGAGTGAGGCAGAGTCAGGGGCAGAGTGGACGGTTCGTCAGGCGACATACTCAATAAAAGAATTTAGCAGTTTTTTATTCGTGGACTTACTCTTTAGCATCTTTTTAAATGCTTTGGAGATCTCACCTTTCTTTGCACCACTCTCTACCTCAAACTCACTGTCAGAATCAATAGAGTTATTGCTGATAGCATAGAGAGCAGTGTAGCTCTTGGGGAAAGGAATGACAGCAGACTTGTTCTTCTTCCACTGCTTCTGGACTTGATCGTAGTGAGCGAGACTGGCATAGGTGCCAACAAAACCAGACAGACCGCTACCACCCATGATACGAAAACCAAGCACATTCACACTAGCATTACGATCACGCAATTGTTGAATGAAAGTGTTAGTCATCTCACCCCATCCATCATTCATGGCGTACACACGTCCAGTGGTGCGATCACGAAGCACAGTGTTGTGATCAAGGCGACGAGGACGAACGTAAAATTCATCGCGATGGTCACTATAATACTTGCGACCATAAGCACTCGTACAAGACTCACCATCAGTCAAAATACAAACATTAACTTTCTGTAGATCGTTCTGTTTTTTGAACTGAGGGATGATGTAGTTAAGCATCACAATACCTTCATTTAAAGGAGTGCCAGAGAGACCAACACCAAGCGTGGTGGGATAACTAACATGATAAGCATAAGCATATGCCTCACGATACAAGTTCAGACACTGACGTTCATAGTCTTTAGAGTTAGAACGGGAAGACACAAAGTTCATCAGGTGGAACATATCTTTGTGCAAAAAGATCTTGCCCTCGTCACAACCGTTTTGAGCAAAGTATTCGTCATTGCTGATGTAATCATCCTTGCCTTCCTTGGCACGACGAACAGCATAGAACTCATTGGTGAAAGCATAGACCTCAAACGGGATCTGTACCTTCTTACAGAACGCAGTGAGGTTTAGCAGTTGCTTG